TACACTATGCCTAAATTAAAATCGGTAGATATTACAGGTACAATGGAAGTCAATGCAAGAATACAACAAATCTCAATACACATCTTAGATGGAACTAAACATAAGGACGAGTAAGACATATAGAGATATAGATAGAAGTAGAAAGATATGTATCCTACAAGGAGGTACACGTTCGTCCAAATCCTACTCAGCACTACAATGGATATTAGTCCATGCACTAAGTGAACCTGGAGTAGTAGTATCAATAGTAAGAAAATCATTTCCATCAATGCGTGTATCTATTATGCGTGATTGGATTGGTATACTGAAAGAGTTAAACATATGGGATGAAGATAGATGGAGTGCAACGGAACACATCTATACCTTTGAGAATGGGAGTATGGTAGAGTTTATGTCTATCGATTCATCAGAGAAGAGAAAGGGAAGTAGTAGAGATTACCTATTCATTGACGAGTGTAATGAATTAAGTAGAGAGGATTACTTTCAGCTCTTTATTAGAACGCGGATTAAAACTATCATCGCGTACAATCCATCCTTCGGAACTAACCACTATATCTTCAATGATATTCAGACACATCCGGAGAGTGATTTGTACATATCTACATTCAGAGATAATCCTTTTTTGGAACAATCCATCGTTGATGAGATTGAACGTCTTAAAGAGGTTAATCCAGAGTATTACAAGATATACGGATTAGGGATACCTGGCAACAATGTTGGTACTATCTTTAACATAAGTGTAATAGATACCATACCAGATGAGGCAGAGTTCGTTGCATTCGGTATGGACTTTGGTTTTAGTATAGACCCAACTACGATAATGGCAATCTACAAATGGGATACCAACCTGTATATAGATGAGTTGTTATATAGTAAGGGATTAGTGACAGGAGAGATAGTAAAGGTCCTAAGAGATTTAGAAGTAGAGAGGGCAGAGATATGGGCGGATAGTGCAGAGGGAAGATTGATTGAAGAAATATATAGAAGTGGATTTAACATTAAGGGTGTAAGAAAAGGTAAGGATTCGATTCGCATGGGTATAGACATCATGCAAACCTTTAAACTGCACGTGACTAAGTCATCAAAGAATACCATACAAGAGTTTTCGGAGTATGTGTGGATGGTAGATAAGAATGGTAACTTTGAGAATGTGCCAGTAGATTACTCCAATCATACTATCGATGCAATCCGTTATGTGTGTATGGAAAGATTAAACGTAAGAAAAATAAACGCAGGTAAGTATGCAATATCAATCGGACAATACAAACTCTAACGACCAGGTATGGAACGTAGAGGAGATAAGAGAACTACTGCAGTATGTACAACATCTGCAAGAACATAATGAAACCCTTCAGGCAAGTGTGATAATGATACAAGCCAAATTAGATAATGAAGAGGCAAAGGTAAAACATTTAGTAAGAACAATAAAACAAATTACATATGGTGCAGGAATTAACTTTACACATCCCAACTGATTGGAACGATGTGAGTTTAGATAGATATCTTAAACTACAAAACCTTCTAAAACAATACGCGGATGATGAGGAAGCAACCACTGCAGTTCTTATGGTAGAACTATGTGGATTAGATGCGGAATATCTCAAACAGGTATCGATAGAAGATTTTCTAATGTTAAAGAATGAGTTAAGTAAATTCATTACTCGCACTGATTATGAGTTGCAACGATTCGTTAAGTGGGATGGAGTAGAATATGGATTCGAACCTAACCTATCACAAATGAGTTATGGTGCGTACTTAGATATCAGTAAGTTTTCATCCATTGCAATCGATGAGAATTGGGTAAAGATAATGAATATCCTATATAGACCAGTGACAAGAAAGAATGGTGATATGTATGAGATAGAACCCTATACACTAAAGGATAGAACGGACATCATCAGGAAGTGGGGTATGGATATCCACTTTGGTACGCTGTTTTTTTTTTTACTTTTATCAACGGACTTAGTGAGTTCTATCCCGAACTTTTTGAAGGAGGTGGAGCACCTTCCCAACATCAAGCAAACTTTGCTAAAAAGTGGTCAGCTTACTCGTCGATTGTTGAACTTGCCGGAGGAGACATCACGAAGTTCACGGAAGTAACTGCATATCCTTTAGAGATGTGCCTACTTTATCTTTCGTATAAATCAGATAAGACAGTCTTAGAGAACTTAGTGCATAGAGAGAATATGAAAAAGAATGGATAACTAATTATATTTCGTGAAAGGGTTGTTATTAAGATATGGGAAAATGGAGTAACTCACGCAATGGCAATTTAAGATATTCTGTTAATAGAGAAAATAACTCTGGTGTGTACTTCGGTCCAACACTAGGATTGAGTTCTCCTAAGAATAGTAGAAGGGCATGTCTTTGTATTGATGAAGACACATATAGAGTAGATTGCTGTAAAGGACATCTGATACAACAAGGTATCGGTAACATCACCGGAGAAGCGATTGCATTAGGTGGTTTTAGTAGTGGTTACTCAGATGGTTTTCAAATCCTATCATAACAACGAAATAAAAAGAATATGCCAGAATTAAGTAAAGTGGCCTTACAGGTCGATAGCAATCAAAGTTTTCCTAACAATAACAATGGGTATATAACCCCTGCGATATTAAGGTCATACAATACAAACGTAATTGATTCGACTGTGAATCAAATCCAATACACTGCAGATAGTGGTAGTTGGAATCAAACCTTACAAAGTATTAATGCAAAGACTGGAAGTTATGCAACTACTGGTTCTAATACGTTTATAGGAAATCAAAGTATCACAGGTTCTGTCACTGCATCATTTTTTAAAGGTGATGGTAGTGCGTTAACAAATGTAGTGGTAGGTGAAAATATAAATCTTAATAATTTTACTGCATCTCAAGATATAAAGAATAGTACCCTTGCAACGTATACTGGTAGTGTAGATACAAAATTTACTACAATCGGTTCTGATAGTGGTAGTTGGGATAATACTGCACTAAACACATATACACAATCACAAGATACAAAGAATAGTACATTAAGTACATACACTGCATCAGTAGATACTAAATTTTCAACGATTGGTTCTGCTAGTGGTAGTTGGATTAATACAAGTTTAAACTCATATACTGCTTCACAAGATACTAAAAATAGTACTCTTGCAACATATACAGGTTCGGTAGATACAAAGTTCACTACCATAGGAACATACACGGCTTCACAAGATACAAAGAATACAACCCTTGCTACATATACTGGAAGTAATGATACAAAGTGGAGTACACTATCAAATGTAACTGCATCTATTTTATCAGCAACAGCTTCTTTAAACTCATTTACATCTTCTCAGGAAACTAAGAATACAACCCTTGCAACATACACTGGTTCTATTGATACAAAGTTTACTACATTAGGTACATACACCGCATCAGTAGATACAAAGTTCTCTAATCTTGCAACATATACAGGTTCGGTAGATACAAAGTTTACAACACTTTCTCAATCAACCGCATCTCTAAATACCTATACAGCATCTCTTATCACTGCATTTACTGCAAGTGGTACAACTATAACGGTCAATGGGACAACTACTCTTAAATCGAATCTATTTGTGACTGGTGGGGTATTTCAAAACATTGTATCACAAAGTATTGTTGCATCAACTGCATCATTAGATTTCTCACAAGGAACATACTTTACCCTAACACTTGCAGATAATACAACAACACATATTAAACCAACAACTTTATCAGCGGGAGTGAGTGCAACTTTAGTTATTACCACAGGTACTAACTCATCTGCATCACTTGCACCTACAATGTTACAACCATCTGGTTTCTCATATAGTGCAACCCCTACAAGTGGTAAGATAGATTTACTTTCATTAGTATCAACTAATACATCAAATGTATTTGTAGTAGCAACTAAAAATATGGTATAATGGGATTACAACACAACTTTGGATTCTTTCAGACACCTGGATTAACTATTGATTATTTAGTAGTTGGTGGAGGTGGTGGTGGTGGTTATACTACTGTCGGAGGTTCTGGTGGTGGTGGAGCAGGTGGAGTAGTAAGTGGTAGTACGACAATAGACCAAGTAATATACAACATAACAATTGGTGCAGGAGGTGCAGGGGCTACAAGTGGTACTATAAGTGGTAGTAATGGTACGAGCACAACCCTACCTGAATTATTCATTACAACATATGGTGGTGGCGGTGGAGGAGGTTCTTCTACTGTTGCTGGTATATCAACAGCCTTACCGGGTGGTAATGGTGATTCGGGAGGAGGAGGAGCAGCAGGTGTACAAAATACTAATCCGTTCAAATCAGAACCAGGCACAGGTACCCCACCACGTGGAAACAATGGTGGTGAGGCTGCTAACACTTACCAAAAAGGTGGTGGAGGCGGTGGAGGTGCTGCAACTAGCGGTTCTTCTGTCGTTATTGGTGGTGATGGTTTTGTAACTACTCCAGGTAATGGTGGAACAGGTATCACATGGTTTGATGGCATCGGTAGAGCAGGTGGTGGTGGAGGTTCTGGAGGAGGTTCTTCCGCAGGTTCTTCAAGATTCGGAGGTAGTGCAACTGATGGTGGTGGTAAAGGAGCAGGTGGAGCAATTTCAGGAAGTAATTCAGGATTTGCTGGTACAGCAAACACCGGAGGTGGTGGAGGTGGTTCATATGGTACTGGTGTTGTCGGTGCAGCCGGTGGTAGTGGTGTTGTAGTAATACGATATCAAGGAGAAACTCAAGCATCAGGTGGAACTATCACTTCAAGTGGTGGATACACATATCATACATTTACAACATCAGGAGTATTTAGAAGACCAATTTATATACCACCACCATTACCAGCATTTGCTATGGACTACTTAGTAGTTGCAGGTGGAGGTGGTGGTGGAGCTGCCGGTGGCGGAGGTGGAGCTGGTGGTTTAATTAGTGGTAGTTTTAGTTCATCTTTATTTGATATAATAGTAGGTTCGGGTGGTACAGCGGGAACTTCTCCAACAACGGATGGTGGTAATGGTGCTACATCTTCAATATACGACCAAGTAACATTCCAAAGTTATTCAGCCTTAGGCGGAGGTGGTGGAGGAACTGTTGGTAGAGCAGGTTTAGTTGGAGGTTCTGGTGGTGGAGCATCATATGGTCCTATTGCAGCTATAAGTGGAACATTAGGTCAAGGAAATGCTGGAGGTGCTTCTTTAGGAGGTAACGCAGCAGGTGGTGGTGGTGGAGCAGCACAGGCAGGTATAGACGGTCAAGCAGGAGCTTCAGCAGCATTATCAGGTCCTGGTGGTAGTGGTTCTCAATGGTTAAAAGGAACATTCTATGCAGGTGGAGGAGGAGCAGGTGAAATTAACTTACCTACTGACACAAGAACTGCAGGTGGAGTTGGTGGAGGTGGTAGAGGTGGCTTTCAAAATGGAACACGTATTGGTGAAAATGGTTCGGTTAATACCGGAGGTGGTGGAGGTGGTGGTTCTAATGGGCCATCCGATGGTGCCGGTGGT